TACTTTGTACCGTCAGACACGCCTGTTTCCAGATCTGTAATCTCCGTACCCAAAATTTCCCGGCCGGACACATAAAGTGTCCGATAGCCGGGAATTACGTTCTCAAGATAACTTCCATTAAACATGAGAGCCTCCGAAGGCAGGTTCTGCCCTGGGTATCGCTCTGTGGTATCTACAAAGTTATACATTTATTCGCCTGCCTTTCTTTCGGTTCTCCCTTGTCTCCTGTTTCTCAATTTCTTCTCGTGTATACGTTGCAGTCGCTTTTCCAATCTCTCTTCCGTCCAGATTAACAGGTACATAGATGGTATATTTTCCATTGCTGCTGTACTGGTAGCTGTCGTCGTTCAGATCTTCATAGCCAGACCGGAGGCTCATTCCGATTTCCGGCGCAGGTGTAAGTTCCGGAACCTGTATCAATTCCATGGCGGCCTGCCTCGCCTCCTGCACATGATCCATAATGCCGTTGATCCAGCCGATCCCGAAATAGTTACCCAGCTTATCCGTCACCCGCGATGGGCTGTGAATCTGTGCTTTTGCGCGGATCGCCGCCTCTGCTGCCGCCGCAAGCTGTGCAGCAACCGCTCTTACATGCCCAACCTGACTTGCCATACCGTTCGCAAGACCCATACCGATGTAAGCACCGTAAGAATAAGTGTTTATATTGCTCAAAGGCGCCTTTGCCGCATTTGCAAGTGCGCGTGATGCACTCGTTACAGTACTGTTTTTTGACCGGATTCCGTTTGCCATACTGTTTCCAACGCTCTGTCCACTGCGAAGTGCCGCCGGTTCTGTCGTTTTCAGAGCGGCATTCACTGCTTTTGAAACATTTTTAGCGCTGGAGACTGCTTTCGTTCCGCCACTCGAAATTGTGCTTGAAAAATTGCTCATTGATGTGGACGCAATATTGTTCAATGGTTTCAACCCAGTATCCATGCTCTCTGTAACTGCTGTTCCTGCGCTCGTGCCCGCTGAGGTCAAAGCTCCGCTGCCTCTATTGATGCCGGATGTAATCGCGTTGATTGCTGTGTCGCCTATACTGCTGGCGGACGCAGCAACGCTTCCGATTCCAGACTGAATTCCGGCCGCCGTACTGCTTGCCGCAGTATTCCCGAGTGCATTCGCCGCGCTGGATACCTGCGAGCTTCCGGCATTAATTCCAGATGCTGCACCAGACGTTACACTCTTGCCGCCTTTTTCTCCTCCGGCGCACCAATCGCTGATATCGCCAAAGAACTTTCCAATCTTTCCGCCAAACTTGGAAAGCCCGCCAAAGATTCCTTCTCCAATGGCCAGTACAACCTGCTTTCCGACTTCCAGCCAGTCTGTCGCCATAATTGTGTCAATCATAGCAGACAGCACCTGCGGCAATGCCTCCAAAAGCTGTGGAATAGCGCCTATAATACCCTGTGCCAATGTTCCGATAATCTGAGCTGCGGTCATCAGAATTGTAGGAAGATTCTGCAAAATTCCCTGTGCAAAAGAACTCAGTGATTGAATTGCAGCGTCGATCAGTGACGGTAGATTCTCAGTAATTCCCTGTGCCAATGCAAGTAAAAGCTGCATGCCGATCATGATGAGCTGTGGCAACGCTGAAGCAATTCCCGTAACGAGTGTCGTTACCATGCTGACTGCTGATGGAATCAACTCCGGCAGGGCACTGATCAATCCAGATACCAGCGATTGAACCAACGTTACGCCGCCCGTAATCAAGGCTGGCAGATTGGCTGTAATCGTATCCAGCAATTCAGAAACCAGATGTCCACCTTGCTGAATGAGGTCCGGCAGCCTGCTGGCCATTCCATTGACCAAATTCGTGATAAACTGTGGTCCCTGTGTCTGTGCCAGTTGCAAAATACTATCAATCTGTGACCCAAAAGTCTGATAGAGCAGTCCAAGCCCGGCGAGTACGACAGCAATCAAAGCTGCTGGCATCAATGCTTTCATTGCAAGCCCCATGATCTGGGTCAAGCCGCTGAACATCTTTGAACCAACACCAAAAATCAATTTTCCAACCGTCTGGACCGTTGATGTAACTGTCTGCACAACTTTTCCGCCCAGCACACCGATTTTTTGTATCCCGTTGGCGCCATCCAAGGTTGCCGCATCCAGAATATCTTTAAATGGATTTTTTATTTTTCCAACTGCAGACTGTAATATTCCGCCAAGCTTCGAATTATTAAATGCATTTCCAAGGCTTTTTCCAGCATTTTTTGCCCATTGTGGTGTCTCTTTTAGGGTTTTGTTTATGCCTCCAATACCTGTGGATACCAGTTT